CCCAACGTCAGGATAAGGGCCCCGCAAGGAGGATGCCTGTAACCAAGTTCTCGAAGGTTCGCTTGCTCATACATAGTCTCCTGCGTTGATAATACCACGCTTGCTGCCGCGTGCCCACGGGATGCCGCCAAAAAGCCGCACGGCCCGATAAGCCGCCTGCCGACGAGCGAAGTTGACCCCGCACGCCTTCAGGTTGTCGCGGAATTCCTGATCGGCTTCTTTGCGGGTCAGGATGCGAATCTTGTCTGGAGGGTCATACCGAAGGTCGTGAACGAGAGCTGCGAGCAACGCGTCGGTGAATCGCGGGATGATGTTGTAGAACGCTCGCGGGACACTGGCCCCATCGGTGCGAAAGCCCTTGGGGACCATGACGCCAAAGATTCGGACATCTTCCTCAACGATACAGTCCGTCGGCCCAACATGCTTGAGCCGGACACCGCCTGTCCAAACATGGTTACAGTCGAAACTGTTCATAAAAGCTCCCCCGCTCGTTAAAGCGGGGTCGCCGGAGGAAAGAATCCTAGTTCAGGTCAGCGTAGTAGGTGATGGCAGTGAAGCCATCGCCACTCGCATTAGGAAGGTCAGCCGCATCAATCGTCAGGACGACGTTGGTGACGGCGGTAACTTCCGAACCCGCAAAGCTCACCGCAGGAGCATCGAGGCGAACCGACTTGCCAGCGGCAGGAAGGTCGGTCAAAGCCGCAAAGCGGTCCGCGTCCGTGCCGTCGCCCGCAGAGGCATCCGCCGCAGACAGATCGGAGCTGCCGTTGGCGATGATGTCAATGTAGAGCAGGCGGCTGTTGGCCGGGAGCTGGCCGACGAAGACGGTGTCTGCGTCGTCGATGTCATTGGTCTCAAGGTCTACCTGCTCAATGAAGCAGCGGACCTTGACCCCGACTTGAGAAGCGTCGAGCTTAGTCCCGTCCGAAGGCGGGGAGCTGACGATGCTCGTCATGTTGGTTCCGTAAAAAGTGCTCATCTGTCAAAGTCCTTTCGATTAGCTGGTGGCCGGGGTTTCTTCGCAGCGAATCTGAACGATCTCGGTCTCGTCGAGGCGAGAGGCGTTCGCGGCGAACTTGGTGTAGATTTGCAGGTGGTAGTTCTTGTCTGCTCGACGCTCCATCTCGGAGGACATCGAAGCACCTACCGCCATGCCCATCGCGTTCTTCGTGTAAGCATAGCACTCACGGAAGCCGTGGGAGCCGTTCACGAGGGCGGTGGTCTTCACGAACTGGAACCCGTAGAAGCTGGGCATCTCGCCAGCCTGATACGCACGGAGGTTCATCCGGTCGATCGTAGTCAGGTTGGGGTCCGAGAGGAGGTCCTGCTCTTGGTTCGGGGTCATCGTGATGTACCACGGCTGATCGCGGTCCACATCCCGCATCTCAAGGATACGGCGTGCAGCACGCAGCTTCAGCAGGGACATGCCCGTGCCGGTGCTCGAAAGCTGGCCCAGCTCGTCGTAATCGTGGTCGATATAGAGCTGGTCAGTGGTCGGGTTCGAGCCGGTGTAGGCCGAGGGGCTCCACGAGATCGTGGTCGAGCCGGTACGGTCGCTCTTCGCGTCGGCGGTAAACGCCTCAACGATGAGGTCATCCTTCTTACGACCGACGGCCTTGGCCTGAATCTGGACGTAAGCGGACGAAACGGGGACGATCAGACGGTAGTCATCGGTCCAGTCGTGAAGCTGAGCAACAGCGAAGTCACGGCTACCGACCCATCGGCGGACGTGATCCGCTTCAGTCAGGACGGTGTCAGCGTGACGGCTGGTGATCTCTTGGACCTCAACCGAGCCAATCTGCTCGAAAGTACATTCGTTGCCGTTGAGCGTCTTGCTCTGAACGGTAGGTTCCAACGCGGACCCGCTACGCTGAGCGAGAATCCGGATGTTGCTGTCGAACTGGTCGACAAAATGGGTAGGGACTGTAGAAGCCATTGGATAAACTCCAAAAACAGGGAAAACGGTTAGTTCTGTTCTCGGGCGTTTATCCGTCGAAGACGGGACGCTCTTGCCCTAATACGGGGCCAGCGTGCGGCTTTGCCGCGTCAGTCCGGGCCTTTCGGTTGCCGAACAGGAGACACCATATCCAACCTAAATTTAGACTGTCAACTAATTGAGGATAAAAAAACAACCGAGCCCGCAGGAGATACGGACTCGGTCGTCGTCTGTTGCTCTATCGCCATATCACCCATCGGCGAGAGCAGGGCCATCACACCCGTCAGCATATTACACGGCCTGACCAAGCATTTCAATCAACTTGTTGATCTCAGCCTGCTTCGCCTGCCCGTTGGCGTTGCCCATCTTCAGGTCTTCGAGGTTCTCGATGGTGATCTGGTCGATCCGGGCCTTGATCTCAGGCGGGGTCATCCCCGTCATCGAGCGAGGCTCGCCGCCTGCACCGTAGAGCTTGTCCTGCTCCATCATGCGGCCCACGCCCGCCAAAGCCTTCAGCAGGTCGGGGTTACTGGTCATTCCCGACTGAACGAGGGCTTCCGAGAGCCGATCAAAGTCGCCGCCCGTCTTCTCGACCATTTTGCGCAAAGTAGAGTTGGCTAGCTCTACTCTGGCGTCGAACTGGTTGCCGAACTCCTGTTTCAACGCGGCGATGTCAGCTTCGCGGGCCTCACCCGCCGCCTGCTGCTGCTCAAGGGTCATGCCGAGGACATCATCAATGATCCCCGCCACCTGCCGGTTATTCAGGCCGTACTTGTGGCCGACCTCCTTGAACCGGTCAATCGTGGCCTTGTTCTCTTCGCCTTGGGCCAGCTCCGCGTTCTGGATGCCCTCCAAGTCGTACTTGTCCGCCGATTCTGGGCGACCGAGCTGAGTGAACACCTGATCCCAGCCCTCCGTGTCGTCCTTCTCCGGCACCTTCATCCGGCTACTCAGGCCCTTTTCGGCCTCCAAGTAGCTCCGAGCCATAGACTCCACATCCTTGAACTTCTCCAAGCTCTTCGAGCTTTGAAGGTCTTCAGGGAGCGAGGCCGTCCATGCTTCCGTAGGTTCCGTCGGTTCCGTCGTCATCTCTTCGCTCATCGGGCTTCCTTTCGTAAGTTATCCGATATCCGGCTAATTCCAGCAGCCGTCGGTACGCTTCGGCAATACCGTCCCGGTAGCTGGACAAATAAGGATCAACGGGGGAATCCCCGATCATCGTCAATGGTCGATTGTAACTCATCTGGTCGGCAAGCCATTGAGCGACAATCTGCCCGTCCTTACAGGCAAACATCCGCTCGATCGCTTCGACCGCCTCACCTTCGGTTGTCTTATCTTCCATGCCTTTACTGTCTCAGGGCACTGATCGCCTGAGCACCGTCCTTTGCCGCCGACGCAGTCGCCTGTGCCGCCATCATTTCTTCCTGTTGCTGCTGCTGCTGCTCCCGCACGTCGCGGAGAACCTGCAACTCCTGATCCGTTCGCGTGATCTCTTCCGGCAACGAGGTCGCCTTCGCCAGTCGCCGTGCAAGCCGGTCCGGGTGGATATTGTCCAAGACCGTCGGGTCCGACTGTGCCACCGCACCCAGCGGGGAGAACCATTCCAAGAACGACTGCACTTCCGACGCACGCTGAGCACGGGCAAGCGGGCTGGTGTAGTGAATCTTCAGGTTCGCCTCACGGATGCCTTCGGGGGCCTCCGGCAACATCCCGTTGCGGATCGCCAAGTCGAAGCCCTCGTACACCAAGGGGTCAAGCAGTTCGCTGTAGAGCCGGTTCAGAGTCGGAGCGAACAGGCCCCGCTGCTCCTGTTGACGCTGGATGATCTCGGTCGCAGTCATGCGATCGTTCATCGGCATCTGGAACATGTCGTTGTAGAAACCGGCACGGATGCGGTTCTCGATCTCTTGGATCAGGGCATACGCCCGGTCCGAGCGGGCTCCGGTCGGGATCGGCTCGATCCGACCCATGCTCGAACTGCGGTAAACATTGAGCCCGCCCGGACCCAGTCTGGCTGGTTTCAGAAACCCACTGTCCGGCATCTGCACAGGCGGGTCCGCTTCCTTCATCGCTGCCGATAACGCTGCCTTGCTCAGGGCGTTGCAGTAGCGGATGTCTTGCAGCAGGACCATGCCCGGCGAACGGCCATACCGCTCGCCCGATCCACGCCGCCAGCGGGGGACCATGTACGGATTACGCTTGAAGCCGCCCTCTTTGACGACGTGCTTCTTGTCGAGGTGCACCACGACCGAATACCACGGCATCTTCGTGGCAAAGAGGCTGTCTTGGTCGTAGTCATCGCGGGGGCCAACGCAGTGCACGAAAGAGTGCTTGTCGGCCATCAGCTTCGACGAGTCGGGGTTCGCCCGCAGCTTGTCTTGTATTTCAGGAGGAAGGTTCTCTACGCCGAACGCAGCCACCGCCTGCCGAAGCGTGTACTCAAACTTGCGATACACCGTGTCGACCACGCCCATGTAGTCTTCATCAATGAACGCACCAGAAAGCGGGACCGAGCGGAAACGCAGACCGTTCTCGGTATCCGCGAATACAACGCCCGTCCCAAAGCCAGCCAAGGACTCGTAGCACTCATCCAGCGTCGAATACAGATTCAAGCTGGGGTCGCCGAGCAAGTCCAACACCACATCTCTTGCGCGAGACAACCATCGCTGGTCCTCGTCCGATGCGGTTTGAAGGTGAATGCCGAAGTCGAACCACTTCTGCGACTGGTTGGTCAAAAGCGAGTTGATCCCGCCGACAAGCCGTTCGAGGCTCTCGCCGGGCGTGTTGTTGAAGATACGGCTACGTCGCTCCGACCCCGGCGTGAACGCCTTGGTGAAGTCGCGGTTGGGAAGCACGAACTCGGCAATATCCTGCCAGTGCTGCTCCCAGTTGGCCCGGTCGGACTTCATCCGCTCGAACCGGTCGACGTATTGCTTACCGTCCATACTCAGCTACCAAGAAGCTTTTTGTTGCTGGTCGATCCGCCTGTGCTACCGCCCAGAAGGGCGTCCTCGCGGCCAAAGCGGTTTGCCGCCTTCCGACGCTGGTCGGCACGGGCTTGGGCGATTTCGGCGGCGTTGGGGCCGGGAGTCGGCGGGGGAGCCGCCACTTTCGGGGATGAGAATAGGCCTGACATCTCAGAACATCTCCAGAGGGTTGTAGTTGGACACACTATCGGGCAGCGGAGCGGCCTTTGTCAAGGGTTCCGCAAACCTTTTCATCATCACCGCGTAATGTGTCGCCGCCATGATGTCGTCGTTCTTCTTCACGATCTGGCCGTCCTTGCGGTGATACATCCGTAGTTCTCGGAAATATCGGTCAAGGTGATTGAATACCCGCCAACGTCCAGTTCGCATTCTCTCGTTGATTTCCATAACAACCGGCTCAGTATCTTGGCCTCCCCCCTTTTCGTTGTCATACCGGGCACTAAATCCAAGCATTGACTCAAGGCGGTGCTGCACTCGGAACTGCTCCGCGAGATGAATGCCTGAAGACTTTTCGCGTTGCTGTCCGTCATGCGGCCACGAAACCGGGATCGTGTCGCCCCTTTTCTTGATCGCCTCAACGTGGTAGGCCGGGGTTTCGCCCATCTGGTCGTAGCAGTCGTAGACGTAGATGATGTCGCTGTCTCGGTCCCAAGCGATCCATACGGCGGCAAATGGGTGGTCGAAGCCGAAGTCGATCCCGCATATACGAGCGTAGTGGGGAGGGATGGGGAACGGGTCACACTTGATCTCCTGTTCATCTACCGGGTACACGAGGCCAGTGCCGACCATCGGCACGCCCTGAGTTCTCGTTTTCCGCTCATGCGGCGGGATACTGTTGTAAAGCTGCTTCTTACGCTCTTCGTTCAGGTGGGGGGCGTCGTCCCACGTTGCGGAAAACACCTTGATCCCGTCGCCGCCGTCCATGAAGTGACGCACGGTGTCCTTGATGCCCTCCAGCGGCGTGAACGTCAGGTACATGATCCCCTGCCGGGCCACGAGACGCAGCAGGGCTTCGCTGAACACGTCGGCGGGCGGCTCTTCGTCCATCCACAGGATGTCCATCTTCACGCCCTGCCACTTACGACGGCCCTGCTCGTAGGTCATGAACCCGATCTTGGACACGCCGCCCGACTTGTGCCGCACCAACACCGACTCTGCGACACCGGGGATACCGCATTGTCGGTAGTTGATCTTGATGATCCGGTCTTTAGGAATCCAGCCGGGAGCGTCCGAGTCGCCGATGAGTTCCTTCTGGACAATATCGCGGCTGGACTGGTTCGTCTCCGAACCCACCCACGCCTCGACCGGGCGGTTGATCTTTTTCCCCTCCCACCAGTCGGGATACATCCCCGTGGCGTGAATCGCCGTTTCAGCCCCGCCAGTGCGTGTTTTGCCGACTTGGTTCGCCGCCATGAGGCAGCGTTCGACGTAGTGTGCCCCGGCGTTGTGGAAGTCCACCTGCCAGCGATACGGGCCGATATTGTTGGCCCCCAGCGGCTTGCCGTAGTCAAACGGCTTAGACATCTCCCACTTGAGCTTCTGCTTGGCCGCGACCTCCTTGGCCTTGCCCAGCAGCTCAGCGAAACGCTGGAGGTCTTCAGGCGGTATGGAGTTCAGGTCGTCGGGGTTCAAGATCGCGGTCTCCGTTCTGCTGCTCAAGGAAGATCAGGTCTTCAATCAGTTGATCCACCAGCATTCCCACGACCTCGCTTGTTTTTCGCGGGTTGTGGGCTTCGTGGAGCTTTTGAAGCCTTCTTTCGGCTGACGCTTCGCTTCGGTTCCGGCTCATCATCAGAATCTTCACGAACGACAAGCTGTTGGGTATCCGATAATCGGCCATGGTAGACATCTTTCAGAATATCGAGGGCAATGGAGACTTGTGCGTCGGTCCGCACACGGAGTCGGTCGTGGACAGAAAACCCGGCAAGCCGGAGCTTGACCGCCCGCTCGGTGTTGACATCCCGCATACGCAGGCGTCCCACGATCCGGTTCGGCTCAATTCGCCACTCGATCAGGTCCGCTATTCGATCCAATTCTACGATCATTTTTCTTTCTCGCGCAAAGGAAGGCTGTTGGGCTTAGAAGAGGCTCTGTTCTTGCGGTGCTGTCGCAATGGGCTTCCATTCCTGCTGGCCCCTAAAGTACCGCCATCGGATCGGCTTGCCGGGCTTGATCCCCGTCCGTCGCACGATCTCCACCAAAGGGTAACCCAAACCGCGTAGTTTGCCAAGCTGCTTGGCCTTGCCGAACGAACTGGCCTCG